ATGTATCCCTCGTAGTTCCACTCCATAGGTATGAACAAAGAATAGAGTCCTGAGCGAGTCTGTCCGTTGCGGTTTCTTTTTGTAACATCTGAATCATAGTAAAGTTTTTTAAAGTTTTCACCGCCTTTATCTAAAGCATTTGAGGTCGACCCCATCATGCATTTGCCTATAACTCTACTACCTAATCTTAGTGTTGTTTTCGTAACCCTCCAGTTGTTGAGGATGTTGTTCGGCCTTTCCCATTTACCCGATTCGTCGTGGACGAGGAGTTTGAGTTTCTCACCATCATACGAGTTGTCGCCTGTATTCTTCCAGTCGATTGTGGTATCAAGACCTGTGATTTCTTTAACTGTCTCGTTTGTGTCAAGTTTCTTACGTGTAAACTTTGAGGCTGGTACTCTGTATGCGAGTTCGGTTTTTGGCCTGTCCATACCATCTTGGATCGGTTTAAAAAAGAACGGGTAATTAACGGAAATCGGTACAACCTTATCTGTGAACATCGATTTAGCATCGGGACCAGATTTGGACAATATGCCGTACCGTGAATCCGAGGATATCGTTGCAAGGTTAACTGTCTCAGCTGAGGACATAAATGAGAATCCTGATCTACGGTTTTTAAGATAACACATTCCATAAGACCGTTCGTCTGCCTTGCATGCTTCCCAAAATATAAAGAACAATCTATTTGCTTCTCGGAAGTCTGGTTTCCCAACATCGATTTTGGACCACTGCAGGTACATAAAGTGAGTACCAGTAACGTAAGTATCCAGGCCCTTATTATTGAACCAATAACCTTGTTCTCGTCTAGTAAACTCTTTATCGATGTAATCATACCATTTTTCTTTGAAATCTATGGGATAGTTTTCCCAATCAAATATCGTTTTTATTTTCTTTAGCTCACTCGGTAGTTCTGTTCTTTCCCAAGATCCTGATTTAAACTTAACAACATCTTTAGGTTTAGGTAACGCAATCTTTAGGTTTTGTATATCATATATCTCCCCTATCTCACCTGTCTTACTTATAACAACAACGTCGTGTTCTTTGTTATAACCGTACTCCCACTTCTTATACTTGTTATTCTTTTTTATTATATGAGGCTTGATGTGATCCTCTACTATTTTAAATAAACTTTGAGTGTACATTATCTAGACCTCCCTTCTGCGAAACCCTTGAAAGCTTTTTCTTTACTTTCTCTAGGCTTTTCATTTAGTATAGCTTCCTCTTCTTGAATCCTTTGTAATATTTCAAAAGCATCGAATATAGCTAGCTTTTTAGTAGCTGCGGCATTTTTTAATCTGTCTGCTGAAATATCTTCTTCTGAATCAACAATAGCTTCTTTAGCTACCTTTATTAATTCTTCAACGGCTTTCTGCCCAGCTAGGATTATATTCTTCTTCGTCTTCTTTATATCCATGTTCTAATAAAATATCATTTGATTTCATACAATATAAACGTTCACCGTCTATATTAAACTCCCATTCAGACCCAGCCTTAAACGTAACCACGTGCCCTGGAGTTATTCTTAGCTCTTCTAAGGAGCTATTACCTATTTTCAGTATACCAATATTGTTTGCCTCTTTATAGTTCGCTAGAAGCTCTGTTTCTTTAATTGGCATTACAAAGCAGCGGTCGTTTATTGATAGCCACTTTTCTTTTGTTTTATACAAGTATACTTGGTCAACACTAGCAAAGTACAAATCATCTTTAAAGTAAGACCTACTGTTTGTTTGTTTACCCTGCATGTTATAAAATCTCCTAAAAACGTTTTGATGTATTACAACTATATCACCCTGTCTAACAGGCGTTGCAATAGCAAGAGGCGTTGATACTACTTCGGCAAATCTATTTACAAACTTCCAACCTTCTATCTTAGTGTTTAAAACTAATTCAGTGTCTCCTATTTTTTTTGTATTTGCATATCTATCACCTATCGGCTTAACGATAAAATCATATACACTTTTCATTAATACTTTATATCATACTCTATAGATATAGCCATGTTAGAATTAAATTTCTTCCATGGCAATACCTCTTCGTTTTTCTTAATGTAAATGTTATATGATGAATCTTTATCTTCTAGTAGAATATGAGATATAGTGTGACCACCGTAAACCTCTTGACCTACAGAGTAGTGCATAGCATCATTTTTATAATCAGCACCTATGCTAATTTTTCTTATGACATTATCCATCTTTCTCTATTTTAGTATACGTACCATCTTCTAAGTTAATGTTGATAGCTCCGTATTTTCCTTCAAGATCGTTTTTTACTTCTTCTATATCTTTGTTTAGAGTGGCTACTTTATGAAGTAGTCCGTGCTTCTGTGTTTCTAGAACGCCAATACTGGTTAACACTTCGTTTAATGTTTTTTGCTGTTCTACTACTTTCTCTAATTCTTTGTCTTCTATTTTATTCATTTTATTTGATTTAATTTAATTACTATTTTGAATTTTTTTAGCTTTCTCCCAGCTGCGACCTACAAAGTAAGCACCGTATACTGTTACTAAGAGGGTTTGAAATATTGGTATATACTCTTCCGCTATTTTAAATTGCCCTACATTACCATCAAAAAAAGCGCACACGGTAAATATAACTGTTAAGTATATAAGAACCAGAGGGCGTATATTTTTAGAGAGCATACTGTCTGACGCCATGTCTGACTTCCACCTTTCGGTTACTTGCGACTGGGCCTCACTGTCTGCTTTCTCTAGAATTTCAACCATTAGCCTTTTAGCCTCAAGCTTCTCTTCTTTGGTAGTTGTAAGCTTATCAATGACGCCACCAACTTCTTTGATGACGCCACCTGTAAGCCATTGAATTATTTTATTCACTATCCGTCTATATCTTCTTTAGTGAAATTACCTCCTCTTGTTGAAGGTACGTTTGGATTTGCTGGAAAAGCAGCAAGAGCTTCTGATTTAGTAGCCGCTTTAACCCCTCCCATAGGCATTAGTCTTCTTCTCGCTGTTCTATTTGCAATTGTAGTAATCTGGTCAGCTTGTCTTTGAGAAAGCGGAGATCGACCATCATGTGTAACCCGTTGTCTAAGTTCATTAGAAACCTTTGTTGAGTCATTTTGAGCTCTTATAAAAGCCGCTTCTTTTAACGCTGCTCTTTTTTCTCGAGCATTCATAACATACTCGTTACCTTCCTCAACAACTTGATCAGTAGATTTATCGCCTACTTGAGTTGTTGTTGTAGCCGTACTTTTTGCCGTTGGCTTAACTACTGGGTTTGGATTGTCTTTTTTCCATTGCTCAGCTGCAGTCGTAAAGCTCTCTAACGTAGGGTATTTATTCTTATCAACGTTTTTATAAGCTGAAGAATAAGACGGGAGACTAGAAGTATTACCTCCTCCAGAAGTTGTATTAGTCTGAGTAGTTGTTGATTGATTGTAAGAAGGAACCTCACTACCAGTTGCTGGCACAGGATCGGTATGACCCGGTACGTGCTTCATAGGAGCTCTTCCAATTCCTACATATTTAGGTGCACCATTCATATATTTTCCAGAACCATCATAATACTTAGCAGCTGCGTCAGCACCTCCCATTATTGCAGCTGTAGTCATGTCAGCCATTTTACCTGGAGACTTTCTATTTGCTCCGAACGTTTGTTTATAACCCATCTTAGCTGAGCTATCTTGTATATTAGTTAGTTTTTCTGCGGGTACTGCGTAGCTTTCGCCTTTCATACCTTTTCCTTTTTTTTCCATAATAAATAATTGTTAATTGGGTTTTTTTTTATTTCTTTGCTTTCATCTCGTTAGCGTAAGCTGGTCCTTCCCAGGGCCCCGTTCCTTTAGCGAAATGTTCTTTTGAATATGTTTTACCTTTATAGTAAATTTGTTTTTCATCCCAATCAAAACCTTCGTGCTTCATTTGATTCACATGAGTTTGCTCGTGAGAATGGGTTTCTGTTTTCATAGAAGGAGATAAATCTTCTTCCATTATTATTACACCATTTTTTAAGGTTCTACCTACGGCTGGATCATCAGACATGTCTCTTTCATACACTGGTGTAACACTTGTAGCATAAGGTGGTTCTATAGTAAACTTACTTTTTAAAGGAATCATTTCTATAAGGAAATTTATTATTAAACCATTCTTGCCTATTGTTACAACCACAATTGATATTAAGCCCGTCAGAGACAATGTCAACGACGTGCTTAATACCTGTTTTGTGTGTGAAGTTAGCTATGCTATCTCCTAGTCCTTTAGGCTTCATGTACTATTAAGCGAAAGTTGCTGTTCTAAAATACATTTGAGCAGGCGTCGCTGCTTGATCTTTTCCTAGCTGAACTGATGATACTACTCCTCCTGGATTAGCTGTCATCGCAGATCTTACCGCTGCAACTAGTGGATTTTCTTTACCTGTTACAATCGTTGGATTAACAGCTGCGCTTAAACTTGTAGACACCGTTAGTGTTAAAGTGACATATCCTGCAGCTTGAGCCGCTCTACCTGTTAGTCCAATTGCTACTGTTTTAGCGTTAGCTCCAGATGCTCCTGTTGCTGTAATTTTAGTAATGTCTTCTACGTTTACTAATATTTTTTCTATTGGTGACAGTGGTGATACTGCCGCTGAATTTTGTACGTTAAATTTAATGAATTTTGCCATTTTGTTTTTGTTTTTGTTTTTGTTTATGTTTATGTTTGGCTAGGTTTATACAGTCCTATTCTGTTTTTTTTTAAAGCTTGTCATCGTATTTAAGATCACCTGCTAATTTAGATATATGCTTCTCGTCAGCTGTCATATCTATATCGCTGTGTCCGTGTTTATCATCATAGTCTATATCTTCTTTTAGATATTGCATATGTGCTTGATCATCTCTTCTTGTAGCGGCAAAGTTATGACTTGTTACTCTAGTGTGTCTAGAGTTTCCGCTGTATTTTCCGTAGTGTCCTTGTTCGTTTACTGACATGTTTTGTTTTTTTT